TGGTGACGCTGTAATTTACTACTCTGAAGCCGATACTGCAGGAAAGGGAGTAAGAATTGGTTTTAATACAAGTACTCCTGAATATGTAGGTATTAATGCTAACTGTAATGTTTATATTTCAGGTAATTTAGTTGTTGCAGGTAACGTTTATATTAAGAATACTCAACATCTTATAATTGATGACCCAGTTATTGAACTTGGAGCTAATATAGCGCAACAATCATCTCCTACTTTAGATTCAGGTCTTTTGATGAATCGAGGGTCTGCTTCGAATGCATTCTTAGGTTACGATGAGAGCCGTGATGAAATGGCGGTGGCTTATACCGCCGATCCTTCTGCAGTCAATACAATTACAATTGCAGGATATACACCTTTACAAACTGGTCCTCTCCATACTAATTATTTAGCTAACCTTACGGGTAATACTTCTATTAGTAGAAGTCTTGTAGTTGGTTATACTGATCATCGAGTACCTCAAGCAAACTTGGATGTTAAAGGCAATGCTTATATTACAGGAGCGATGTCTATAAATGATGGAGAAGCAGTAGCTTCTGAAGATTTATCTACAGCTTTAGCTGTAGCATTAGGATAAAAAATGACTGATGAAAAATTAATAAGAGAACTCGATCGTTATAAAGAAGATATTGATAGGTTACATTCTAGAACTCAAGAAGCAAAAGCTAGAATTACTACTCATGAGGCTGTTTGTGAAGAAAGGTATCAAAGTATAATGGCCGCTCTTGGAAGGTTTGAAAAACATCTGGGAGTGGTTCAAGAAGAAATGAGTGAATTAAAAACACTTGCAATTCAAGGTAAATTTAGTTTGAAGACAGCTATTTTTTTAGGCAGTTTATTTTCCGGTTTAGCAGCTTTAATATACACTATTATAAAGATTGGCGATTAATGAATGGCTAAAGAAAAATTTTTCAAAATTAATTTAGACAAACTATTGGAACAAATTCCAATGGTTAATCAATTAGATTTAAAACTAAATTCCAGTCAATGGGGAATGATTCAAGGGTTAGAAGATCACCGTTTTTGGGTTCATATATCAGCAAGGAGAACGGGAAAATCTTATGCAGCTGCTTTATTAGCTTTTTCTAAAATACTTGAACCTAATACGCAGGTAATGGTAGTAGCTCCTAATTTTAGTTTATCTTCCGTTATATGGGATTATGTAACTCAAATAATTCGTGACTTAAAAATTGAATGTAGACGCTTAAATCAAAAAGATAAAGTTATTCAATTAGTTAATAATTCGACTTTTAGATTATTGTCAGCTAATAATAGAGATAGTCTCATAGGTCGAGCTGCTCATTTACTTATTGTCGATGAGGCGGCAGTTATTAATAATGATGAATATTTTACTCGGGATTTAAGACCTGCTCTTTCGACACATCCAGATTCTCGATGTTTATGGATTTCTACCCCGCGTGGAAAAGGTAATTATTTATATGATTATTATTTAAGAGGGCAAGATACAGACGATTATTCAGATTGGGGTAGTACCGTATTTAACTGGAAATCTAATCCTCTACTTAATGAAACAGATATTGAAGAAGCTCGTAAAACTATGAGTAAAAATTTATTTGGTCAAGAATATGAATGTGATTGGGTTACCACTGAAGGTCAAATATATGACTTGGCTGAAGAAATTCATTTAAAAGATTTAAGTGATATTTATGAAAAAGACAAAAGATTTGATTTTGTAGCAGGTTTAGATATAGGATATCGAGATGAAACAGCTTTTGTAGTATTAGCTACGGATAGTGAAAAATTTTATGCCATAGATGAATATATTTCTAAAGAAGGTACTACTTCAGCTCATGCTGAAAATATTCAAGAAATGATTGATCGGTGGGGAATTGAGACAATCTTTATTGACAGTGCCGCACAACAAACAAAAGCTGATTTAGCTTATGATTATGATATCTATTGTGATAATGCATTAAAAAGTGTTAATGATGGAATTGCTTCAATTCAAGTATTGGTAGATATGGAAAGAATAGAATTTGATGTGAATCGATGTAGACATACTTATTCATCACTTAGTAGTTATAGATGGAATCATAGAACTGAAACTCAAAAACCTCTTCATGATTGGTCTTCTCATTGTAGTGATGCAATAAGATATGCAGTTTATAGTTACCAGAGAACTCGTGTTAGCGTCTATGCTTGATTATGAAAAATAAAATATTGACCCAAAATTACTTTTAATGTATTATAATGAGAACAGGAGAAAAAAATAAATGGGACTCAGAAGTTGGATTGTAGAGAAATTAAATCCTGCGCAACCATATATTGCGTCGCAAGATCCCTATAATATCCCCCAATCTATTGTAGATTATAAAACTGCATTTCGTGAGATTGAAGTAGTTCACCGAAGCATAGAGATGGTTATTAATGCATTGGTCTCGATTCCCTTTGTAGTCGACGGTGGGGCAGCTAAAAAAATTAATAAATTACTTAACGTCAAACCTAATCCTTTTGAGGATAGGGTCCGTTTATTTAGAAGAGCATTTTTAGATTTTTACCTTGACGGAAATGCATTTTTCTACTATGATAAAGAAAGTTTATATTTATTACCCGCGAATGATGTAGAGGTAGTTGCTGATTCAAAAACGTTTATAAGTCATTACAATTATTTAATATACGATCAACAAACAGACTGGTACGGTTTTGCTAAAGAAACTACTCGTGATGCAAAAATAACATTTACTCCAGATGAAATTGTTCAAGTAAAAAGTGATAACGATCAATCAATCTTTCGTGGTGATAGTAAACTTAAGAATTTACAAAGACTTTTTGAATTATACTATGAACTTTTAGATTTCCAGCGTCAGTTCTTTAAAAATAACGCTATTCCAGGATTAGTCCTAAAAACAGATAATGTTTTAAGTAGTAAGATTAAAGAACGAATGTTAGAAAGTTGGAGAGCGAGTTATTCTAATATTTTTAATGGTGCTCGCAGCCCTGCTATTTTAGACGGTGGTTTAGATATTGATAGGTTTAGTGAAGTTAAATTTAATGAACTAGACTTTGAAAACAGTGTCGAACGAATTCAAATGGACATTGCAAAAGCTATCGGTGTTCCCTATGTTTTATTAAAAAGTGGAAACAACGCAAATATAGCAGCTAACGAAGTTTTATTTTACAACCATACTGTTCTCCCAATACTTGAACAATTTTGTAGTGCGTTTGAACATTTCTTTAATAATTTAACTTTGATTACCCCAGACAGACGTTCAGTAAGTGCCTTACAACCTGATTTGAGAACTCAAGCTCAGTACTATTCAACCTTAGTTAATACAGGTATAATTACTCCCGATGAAGCCCGTGGCGGATTAGGTATGGGAGAAATGAATGTAGACGAAACTAATTGTATTAGAGTACCTCAAAATATTACTGGAAGTGCAACTGACCCAAGCCAAGGTGGTCGACCTAGCGAAGATGAAATTCAAATAAGTACACAAGATAATGAGGATTTAGCGAATGAATAAAACATTTTATTTTCATAGTGACTTTGAAACTAAAAAAGTATCAACTACTCGTGGAACTAGAGGATTAAGGATTGCAGGTTATGCTAATACTACCGACAAAGATAGAGTAGGAGATGTAGTCACTGCTAAGGCGTGGGCACAAGGTATAACTAATTTTAGAAAAAACCCTGTCCTTCTTTATCAACATAAACATGATTGTCCTATTGGGAGAGTCGATAAAGTTACTGTTGATAAAAAAGGACTTTTTGTTGAGGCAAATGTAAGTGATGCTGCAGAAAAACTTCATGCGGTTCAGTCTTTAATTAAGGATGGGGCTTTAAAAAGTTTCTCGGTTGGGTTTAAAGTCAAAGACGGAAAATATGATCATAAAACTGATTCAATGACAATTACGGATGTGGAATTATTAGAAATTAGTGTGGTAAGTGTACCTGCTAATCAAGAGTCATTGTTTAGTATAAGAAAAAGTTTTGATGATAATCAACAAGACTATGCTGAGTTTATAGAAAAATTTGCAAATAAAGACAACGAAATTAACATTGACACTCGTGAGAAGGATATGGAAATTAAGGTTGGGATAACCGACGTAGTTGCCGATCACTATCATACTTATGAAATAGATGATGGAGGTAATGGAGTAACCACTTATGCTTCGCATAAGATGCACCATTATCATAGAATTGAGGATTATAGGGTTTCAGACGCTGATTATCCTATAGTTCATTCTCACACAATGGTAGTGTCAGCACGGCCTGTAATGGCTGAGCCAATAGAAGAGGAGATTAGCAATATGGATAATATTGATGAAAGACCTTTATCTCCCTCAGAACAAATGGCTTCTCAAGACACTCCAGAAGTTGGAGTTACAGTAGTTGAAGAGATGTCTGAAGAGGATTCTCAAGTTGAGATCAAGGCAGAAGAATCTTCACCAGATATGAATATTGAAGCTACTGCAGAAGAAGACTCTGCTCCGGTAATTGAAAAACCAATCGCCGAAAAGGCAGAGGAAACTTTGGAAGCTTCATCTTCGGATGAGGAATTTTCTGAGGAAGAAATCACTGAGGAATCTGACCCTTATGATCCTATTCCATTTATTAATATGCTCTCTATGGAGACAGCAGACTTAAAGCACGATCAGTGTGTAAAGTATAACGACAGCAGATATAAAATTACTGAAGTTGCAACTGCCGAATCCCCGAATTTCAAATTTTTAGAAATTGACTTAAATGGAAATTCAAGAGATAATATAATAACAGTTGAGGCAGAAAAATTAGCTGCTGTTAACACATGGGATATTGGATCAAACTATGATATTTCTTTAACAAATATATCTAGTCCTTCTCATATGACAGATTCTGATAGAACCGATATTAAAGATAAATATTTTGATATCATAAATATTAGTGAACAAGATGCTTATAGCTTAAAGAATGAAGAACTTGTTAAATCTAATTCTAATTACCAACACAAACTTAATACACTACTCAACCTAAAAGCAACCCCGACTAATGAATGGGCAGACTCTGATTATAAATATGCCCGATATGTAAATACTATGATTGATGAACTTAAGAAGATCGAACCTAGTCAGGAGAGAGATACTTTGTTATCAATACATGGTGTAAAATATAAATCAAAAAAGGAGAATGATGATATGGCTACTCAACCAGTAGGTGACATTGTCAAAATTGATACTGGGGCATCCGAGACTAAGAGTGAGGAGACGGCAGCAGTCGTTGCTTCTTCGGCTCCAATCGAAGAGGCTCCCCCTGCATCAGCCACCGCCGAAGTCTCAGAGCCGCGAGTGGCAGAACTGGTGCAGAAAACTGGCGAAGCAATTCTTAATGAAAGCGACGCCCAGGATAAGAAACAATCTGAGTACACTCCCAATGAGAGTGAAGCTTTAGCCGAATTGAAGGCCGAAGTTAATAAGTATAAGGAGCAGATTGCTTCGTATACTCAAAATAAGATGGTCTATCAAGAAAGTAATCGTACTCAACAGCAGTTTACTCCTGAAGAGATGACGAATGCTTTCTTGCTTTCAAAGGCTCTTAATAAAACTGATCCGTTTGATACCAAACTTGGTGCTCGAATGAAACAGGTAACTTCTGTTGATCAGTTCTTAAGTAATTTCTCAACTAATGTTTACGAAGAGATGCAGCAACAGCTTGTAATCGCTCCTATGTTTGAGCGTATTGCAGTTGACGCACGTAATTTCCGCGTACCAGTAGCTGATGAAGATACTAATGGAGATGTGGCGCAGTTTGAGTCTGGCACGTTTGCTCAGAGTATTTCTGATGCCACCCGTGTTCCGACTACTCGTCAAAACACTATCTCTGCAGTAACGTTCTCGCCAAATAAATTTATGGCGACTACCCATCTTGCTAAGGATGAGGAAGAGGATACAATACTTCCACTCCTAGATTTCCTACGTCAGAGTGCAACTCGTCGTTTGGCTCGTGCCATCGATAAGTCGATCTTACGTGGTGACGGTACTTTGAAGGGCTTTAACGCTGCTCCAAAGAATGCAATTACCGCAGGTTCTGGATACCAATGTGTATTCAAGGGCGCTATGACGCTTGCTTATGATATTGCTGGCCTCCGTGAAACCACGGGTGCTGTTGGTACTAAAGCGCAGCCAGCTGATATCGCGGATGCTCGTGGTAAGCTTGGTAAATATGGTCTTCAACTAGGTAATCAGTTGGTCTTTTTGACTTCTGTCGAAGGATACAACTCTCTAGTTCAGGACAGCGATTTCACGACTGTTGATAAGTTCGGACCGAACGCAACTTACCTCACAGGTTCGTTGGGCGCTATTTATGGAATTCCAGTGGTTATCACTGATTTCTTAGATAACGTTGGTGTCGCAGGTAACCAGATTGGCTTGCTTATGTATAAGCCAGGTTTCTTGATTGCTGAACGTCGTGGTATGGAGATTGAAAGTGAATATGAGCCTCGTCAGCAGGTAACTGCAATGTATATGAGCACTCGATTTGACTTCAAGGCTTTGACTACTAATACTAATGCAGCTTTGGATGCGACTAAGTATTCTTACGCAGTTGCAATTCACTCTGCATAAACTAAAATTTAAAATCTTAACTGGTGGGGGGCTTAGCCCCCTGCCCACATAAGGAGAAAAAGAGTTATGGCTCTACAAAAATTTATTCATAAGGTTAGCCCTGAGTTAACCCAGAATGCTCAGTTTAAAGCTTACGGCGATATTCCTGAGAATCAAATGACTCCTGGTAGTACAGTTGAACTGTATCCAGGCACGTATTCTAATATTACGTGCGCTAATGGCGTAGCTATTAAGGGAGTTGGAGGAGTAGCCGATGTAACTGTACCTGGTATTCATGTATCATCTGGTACTACTGGTAATGTTCGTATTGAAAATATGACAATTACGGCTGTTTCTAATGCTGTATCCGTAGCAGGACCTTCTACGGCATCTACTTTACATGTTAAGGATGTTATCTTTAACTTGAGTACTGGTGGTGTAACTCCAGTTGCTAATGCTAATACTATTCAGGTAGCAGGAACTGGCGCAGTTACTCTTGAGAATGTTCAATTCTTAGGACCTCAGCGTGGTAACTTGAAGGCCCCATTGGCAGCCGCTAATGTTATTGGCGGAGTCCTTTCCGTCTCTGCTGCAGCAGATATGGCTGTTACAGGTACCTCAATTCGTTATGTTGGTGCTACTATTCGTGGCGCTGGACGTGCAAATGTTACTGGCGCAACTGCTAAGGCCGATAATATGATCGGTACGTACACTCCCTCGGGTGCTACGGTCACCGCGGCTGCTCAACAGTACAGAGGTAAGGTCTAATAAGCAATTAGATATATGCTTAAAGACAGTACACACTTTAATAGGGGTAGGTGTAAACATACGCCTACCCCTTTTTACTTAGGAGGAATATAATGTCAAATATTATTGACACCATCTCATCGATGTCTTCGTCGGAGGCTCGTGAGCATTTAAAAGTTAATGGTTATGACGATGGAAGTATTGCAGAAGTAATGGCTGAATGGGAAGAGATTCAAAATAATCCAGCCCCAGCTCCAGCTCCTAAACCAGCTTCTCCACGTAAAACTAACCAACATACTCATAACGATGGAACTACTCATTCTCACCCAAATAGCGGAGAGCATGAACACGACGACGAATAATTGGAGTAAATAATGGCTACTTCTTATGGCGAATATACCTTTGTTACTTTAGCGGAAACCAAGGATTATTTAAGTATTACAAGTACTACTCATGATGCTAGATTATCTAACCTCATTGGCTTTGCTTGTGGGGCAGTGGAAAATTACATTGGTCGTGAAGTTAAAAGTAATGTTTACACTGAAGTATTTGATGGTGGAACACAATCTGTATTTGTGGAACGACTACCTGTTAATAATGTAAAACAAGTAACTGAATATGATGGTAATAGGTATGCAGATTTAGTTGGTCCTGCTACAGATGGAAGTTTTGTTAACCAAAACTGGGATGATTCAAATGTAACTGCTGAAGGAGATGCCAAATTAAAAACAAGAATTAAGAAATTTAGCCAATCTTCAGTAAAATTTGATGGTGCTGAGGATTATGTTACTATTACTGATCCAAGTTCTAGTAACCCAAAATTTGATTATGAAACCTCAGATTTTACTATTGAAGGTCAATTTCGTTTAAATCTTTTAAATAATAATAAATGTTTAGTTTCTCAAGTTAAAGACGCTGATAATTTTTATGCGTTAAGATATAATTCTGCTGTAGGATTACAATTTGATGCTTATAGTGGTGGAACACAAGTTATGAATGTTGCTCATGGAACCACCACAGGGTATGCAGCTAATTCTAATACCTTTATGCATGTAGCAGTATCTCGCAGTGGAACACACGTTAGATTATTTAGAGATGGTTCTAATGTTGCAGGAATAATGACATCTAATTCTATGCCAACAATTGGGACAGATTATAATGTAGAACTTGGTCGATTAAACTTAACTGCAACAGAAGAAATGACAGGTTATGCAGATGAATTAAGAATTTCTTTTGACAAAGCTCGATATACTACTGATTTTACAGCTCCGAAATATCCATTTTCAACTGACAATGATACAACAGTTTTAGTTCATTTTAATGGAACTAATGACTCGACATCTTTCCAAGATGACGCAGTTCGTGCCCCTGATTATGTATGGGTGGGGGATAGTGGCAAAATTGAACGTAATGTCACAGGAGCTACGGAAGGACGCCAAACAATTTCAGTAATTGATATTCCAATGTGGCAAAATTATCCAAAAGCTGTTAAA